AGCGATCCCTGCTACCGTGCTTGCGTCCTGCCCTCGCGTGCTCGGCCGCGCTTCTGCGACTTACAACAATGCCACTGGCTCGGCTGCTGCCTACAACGTCGAAGTCGAATACGGCGTGTTTGAGTGGGCAAACTCCACGGCAGGAGACGCCATTGCCGCTGACGACATCGGCAAGCTCGCGTATGCTGTTGACGACCAGACTGTCGCTCTGACCAGCAATGGCGGAACGCGCCCGATTGCAGGTCTCATTGTCGACTTCAAGCCGACCGTACTAGGAGGCACGAGCGTTCCTTGGGTCTGGTCGAACCCGATGGTGCCTGTCTTCTACGACACGCTAACGGACCTCGCCAGCACTGCGAACGCCAAGGGCGCAAGCCTTGTTGGGATTGAGGACTCTGCCAACTACTACGCCGCAACCACTGTGGAAGCTGCTCTTGCCGAAGTCGTGACGGACCTTGCTGCAACGACGGCCACCAACGGCGCAAGTCGAATCGGAGTCCAGGACAGTGGCAACTTCACCACGAACACCACAGTGGAGACATGCCTTGCCGAGGTCTACCAGCACGTAAAGAGCACTCAAAAGCAGATCAGCATTCCGCTCGCCACATTCGTTGACGCCGACGGCGACCCCATCGTCAAGTTCAACAACGGAGTAGCAGACGGCTTCACCATCGTCGATTCGAAGGCGTGCGTATACCGAGTCAATAACTCGGCCAATCCGCCTGTCATCATGACGACAGTCCAGATGCCGCAAGACCTGGACGACACGGCAGACATGGTCATCCACGCGCTGATTTCGAAGAGCAGCAATACCATCGGCGACGCTTGCACGCTCACTATTGCCGCCTACTTCCAGACCCCGGCGGCGCTTCACGATGCTGACGCGAACTGCGGCGGGACCTCGAGCGCAATCGTCGGCAATGCTGCGGCCAAGACTGTCACGGAAGTCACCCTAACTATTGCTGCTGGTGACATCCCTGCGGCCCCATCGTCAATGACGATGATCATGAATATCACAGACGGAACGCTCGGCACGGACGACGCGTTCATTCACGCCGTGTGGATTGAATACAAAGGAAAGGCTCTAACCTCCTAAGGATCGGTTGAGAGGAAACCATGGGTACTGAATACAATCTCATCTCGACCGATGCGCAGAGGGCTCTCGAGGAGTTCTCGCAGGACTTCGCAGCTGCGCTGGTCAATCCAGGCGTCCAAGAATGGGCGAAGCAGTTCGGGCTTTACCGAGCTAGCAGAGCTCTTAAAACCACATACCCAATCCCTGTCAGCAGTGCTGGGTATACCGAGTTCAAGGGCGATATGCGGTATCGCTCCTTGTTCGAGAAAAGCCTATCGCTCACGCCGAAGACCTATCAGGATGGCGTTAGCGAACTCGCTAGCATTATAGAAGCTCCAGATTTCATCGGCTGGACTACGGAGCCGCAGGCGATTGCAGCTGGAGCGACGAGCCTCATGAACGAGGTTATCGTAACGCTTCTCGAGGCGAACGGAACCTGCTGGGACGGCAAGACTTTCTTCGCGGCAGACCATCCATACAACGTTTTCAAGACCTCTGTTGGAACGTTCGACAACGATGTCGGCGGCGCTGGAACCACGCTCACTGCAGCTAACGTCAAGACCGCAAAGACGAGCTTCCGCAAGATCAAGGGAGCCAACGGCAAGCCCCTCGGACTCAAGCTCACGCATCTGCTCGTGCCGTCGGCGCTCGAGGAGACTGCTCGCGAGATTCGCGATCGCGATCTGGTTGTGGAGTCGTCAACCATCGGTGCGGTCAACAATCTGCTCAAGGGAACCTTCGAAATCATCGTTTCCGACGAGCTTACGAGCGACTCCGTTTGGTACGCGCTCGCCCTCAACAAGCCTGGAATGTACCCGTGGATCGTCCAGGACGAGGGAGCCCCCGAGGAAATCAGGCTCGACAAGACATCTGACTACTACAAGACCACGCTCAAGGTTGCCATCAGCTACGTGCTTCGCGGTGGAGGCGCATTGGCGCTTCCGCATTGCGTCCAGAAATGGGCTGGCAGCGCATAGTAGGCCCAGAAAAGTCCTGGCTTGTTCCCCCTCCTGCCAGGCCCGTTTTCACCCCGACTACCTAGGCAAACCTAGGTACCGGGGTTGTGGCGGTAGATGAGTGCATATTGCTCGCAGGCTGATGTCTATAGGTTCGTCCCTCCTGGGATTCTGGCGAACCCTGCGCGCATTGTTTCGTCTGCAGTAGCTGCCACGAATATCTTCGTGCTTGACGGCCACGGTCTGACGCTGGACCAGGAACTCACGTTCCGAGCTGAGTCTGGCGGAAGCCTTCCCTCTCCGCTCGTCGAAGGCACAACCTACTACGCGATTCCTGTCGCATACGATACGTTCAAGGTCGCGGCAAGCGCTGGTGGATCTGCTGTCGATATCACTACGGCTGGGAGCAATATCCTAGTTGTAGCGTCGCTTCCGTGGACGGCGTGGATAACCGAGTGCTCGGCCATGCTGGACCAGACGCTTCCAGCACATCTGGTTCCAATAACCAGCACCGTGCCGGAGCCTGTGAAGCTCTATTGCGCTGCTTTGCTAGCGATGCGGGCACTTGCGCATGTTGGGGCCAAGACTGACGCAATCCAAAGCCAGCTAGATTTTTGGGCGAAGCAGACGGACAAGTGGGCGAGAGGGGTCCCAATCCGAGGAACCAACGCACCATCGCGAGGGAACCTGTCCGTACGAGCAACCACGACCGCTACCGACCCGAGGGGCTGGACTAACGGCAGCCCGACGAAGGTGCTTTGATGGCGTTGCGAGCATCCAAGACGCAGAACTTGCGCAGGTTCAACAAAGACCTGCTGAAGGTGTCTGCCGTCGCTGCCATCAATGTCGCGAGGGAAGCGGCCGCAGTTCTGAACGGGTTTCTCGCATCGGACTACGACGCTGGGAATACTGTGTACGGGGACTCGCGAGCGTCAGGCGTTCGTGGCGAACCGTTGGATTTGGTAGTTACTAGAGCTACTAGAAACAACCTGCGCTTTTCTAGCGATGGTACTTCCAAGATACGTGTAGTCGGGCTCCCAAACTATGCAAGGTACCTTATTGGGAAGTACCGAATCCTCCCGATCGGAAACGCAGCACTGCCATTCAAGTGGAACTCTGCCATCCGCGACCTGCTAGACCGTGAGATGCGCAAGATTATTAGCGGGGAAACCTGATGCTGTATGAGATCGCCAAGGAGGTCCAGACAGCACTAGAAGCGAAGGGAGTCCCCCATCGCGTCGTATACGGACCTGAGCGCGCCCCAACGCAGGTCACGAACGCTCGCATAGTAATAGAGCGCGACCGCGAGACTGGCGACGTTTGGAATGCTCCCAGGTCGAGGACTGCGAACCCGAAGATGCTCGGCGTTCGCTCCGTTGGTGCCATCGTTCGCATCTTCGCGAAAAGCTCGAAGGCAGGGGCTGGAGTCCACGAGCACGAGCGCGAAGCCGACATCCTGGCCGACCAGATTGCTGTTGCGCTCCACAAGGTGATCCGTGCCAGGAACACTTTGTACTCAGTGCAGCGAGCAGGCCTGCTTTCGGCTCAGGCAGCCCAGATGCAGGGGCTCGAATCCTGGCCCGGAGCAATCTACGAAGTTCGACTTTCAATCGACCGTGGCGTCTATGACACGACATGGGCAGGTGCCTCCAAGAGCACGGCCACCATGGGCGGCGCGCATGGCGTTTCAATCGGCCACACTCTGACAGTCGGCGGCGATGCCGTCGCTACAGATAGCCTACCTAACGCAACAACGGAGTTTGCAGATGGCAGCTGATCTCCCCAGTGCAACTACCAGGATTGACGATACTGCGGGCCCCGTTGCTGCGGGAACCAAGTATTGCGCCATTCTGGCCCCAGTACCAACGGCAGCAGACTACACGCCTCGAGTGTTCTCTAATGCCGCGAGCATCTACGCGACGCACGGATATTCCGAAGGAGTTGACTACGCCGCGATCCATATCGAGGAAACAGGGCTCCCTGTAATCTTCGTCCCTATGGCTATTGCTACTCCTGGCACGGTCGGTCGCTTCAATACCTCAGGCAATACCGGAACGAGTGTAGTTTCGGTTGCAGCGGGAGGTTCAGGCTCGCTCGACGAAACCGATGGCGAGGTTGTCGTTGTGACCGGTGGGACCGTCGGAACGAGCCAGATCGTTATCGACCTGTCTCTCGACGGTGGCCGCTCCTACAAGACCATCAAGATAGGCACCGCGTCAAGCTACGTCATCCCTTACGTTGGCCTCACGCTGTCGTTCGCTGGTGGGACGCTGGTTGCTGGCGATACCGCGCTAACGTGGCACTCGACAGCTCCCATGTGGAACTCCACTGGAATGACTGCGGCCAAGACGGCGCTGCAGAACCAGACCAAGCAGATCCGCAACTGGATGGTGATGGGCGAGGTCAGCGACGCCACCACGGCAGGCTACGTGACGACGGCCGTCAACGCCTATGAGACTGCTAGCGAGCGATATTGCTACGCCAAGGTTCAGGTTAGGGACAGGCTACCAGCAGCAACCTTGAGCCAGTCTCGCGTCAGCATGACAGGGTCTCCGACGATCACGTTTGCTGAAGTAGGAGCAACTGGCGACACAATCACAAGAGGTTCAGGGTCTTTCATCACTGACGGCTTCGTCAATGGAGATACGATTCGCGTTACCGGGGCTGTGGCTTCAGGAGGTGCAAACAATGTTACCGGCGTAGTCGCCAACGTTGCCGCAACAGTCCTGACGCTGGACACGACTGACCTCGTCAACGAAGGCCCAATTTCAGGAGTGTCAATCACGTCCGAGCCTACGCTTACCTTTGCTGAGGTAGGCGGGACTGGCGACACGATCACGCTCAGCCGAGGCTCGTTCCTAACTGATGGCTTCCGCAGCGGCGACACCATTACCGTTACCGGAACGTCAGGCAATAACGTAACCGGGGCTATCACTACTGCTGCCGCGCTAGTCCTGACCATGGGGTCGACCGACCTTGGCGCTGAGGTTATTGGCTCCTACGGAGTGTCAATCACTGCTGGCGAAACCAAGGCCGTTTGGGTTGCTGCCATGGACTCCGCGATGGCGACGGTGTCGAGTCAGAAGCGCGTTGACCTTGGTCTCGGACGTGGCCGCAAGCTGAGCCCGTTCCTTCAGCATTCGATGCGCCGTCCGGTTCAGTGGGCAGACAACGTCCGAGCCTTCCAGCACGACCTGCATATCCCCACGTGGAAGAAAGCTAACGGCCCCTGCGACGGCTGGGATTTGAACGACGCCGATGGCGTGCTGTACGAGTTCGACGAGCGCGTGGACGGAGGAGCGTTGTCCGGTGGGTTCACCTGCTTCAGGACTTGGGGCAACGGTCCTGCTGGAGCGTTCATCGCGCTATCCTTGACCCGAGCTGCCGAGGCTAGTCCGCTGAGCCGAACGCACAACATGGCTGTCGCAGACGTAGCGCAGTCCGTTTGCCAGGCTGAAGCCGAGAACGCCATTGGAGAGTCGCTCATCCTGAACGATGACGGCACCGCCACGCAAGAGTCGCTCAACGCCATCAAGCAGCGCGTCGACAGCTCCCTCAAGCGCAACCTGCTTGCCGACTTGGAGGGCGAGGGACAGCGCGCTAGCAACGCCTACTGGACGCCTCGCACCGACGATGACCTGAGCGTTGCAGATGCCACCTTGAACGGAGTCCTGACGCTGAACCTGCGCGGGACAATCGAGCATATCAATACCATCGTCAAGGTAAACCTCGGAGGCTAAGGCTGATTATGGCACAGCAAGCATACCCGACACTTCAAGGCGAAGCTCAAAGCTGGGCGAATATCTCAGCCAAAGCCACGCTATACGACGGGCCCTCAATCGACCTGTCCGACATCGCCGGCCTGTCCTGGGAGAACCCTGTCGAGCGCGCAGTACAGCGTCGAACAGACGGGCAGATCAAGGCGCGCACGCGAGGGCAAGCGACTCCAACTGCCAAGGTTTCGTTCTACGCCGACGGAGCCCAAACGTTCATCGAGAAGCTCATCGATATTGCTATCGCCAAGGGCTACGTCGACAACGGCGAAGCGCTGTACGGCATGGTCGGTTTTGACATCTTGGTACAGCATACTCCGCTTGGGACGACATCGATTCGTCAGGTCGAGATCCTTGGATGCTGCCTGTCCAAGGACGCGGCCGACCATGCCGAGGGAACCGACGCAGACAAGAACGAACTGGAGCTTTCAGTCGTTCGCATCGTTCGCACCGTCAACGCCAAGCGCGGGCGTATTCTCTAACAGTATCACTAGGGGAAACAATGGTTGAACTCAAGGACAGAATCAAGGCAGCAGAGGAGCGCATCAAAGCGGCAGAAGCGAAGCGGCAATCGCACCGCGACGCGGAGACTGCCGAGAGGCTAGAGCAGCTTGCCGTAGATTCGGAGGCTATCTCGGAGTTGGAAGCCACCCATGGCGACGGTCGTATCATCGCCATCGAGCTTAGCTCGTGGAAGCCTGGCGAGGGATGCCCCGTCAAGGTTGCCGTTCGCGTTCCTCGCGGTAGCGAGCGACTTTGCCAGCGCTTCATCGAGCAAATCAATCGCGCCAAGGAGGGCTCGAAGGATCGCATCGTGGCGCAGGATGCGCTTGCTACGGAGTGTTGGGTATACCCTGAAAAGGGATCCGACGGCTTCAAGGCTGCCCTGGAAGCGTCTTCTTTGATTCTGTCCCATGCTGCGCTTCAAATCGTCAAGGCCTCGCAAGGGAGGGCTGAGGACGAGGGAAAAGGATAGCGGAACGGACGAAACAGGCGCGCTCTAAGATAGGAGCTTTGGCTGCGTGCCTGACAGCGCTGGCTGATGACGATGGCGACGATATAGACAGACAAGCGGCCATCAATTGGATCACGGAATCGTTGTGGATTTGGCGCAAGTCGCTGACGCAGAAAAGGTGACACGTGGCAGACGGCGCAAGTTTCGAGTTGAGCATTGAGGCTAGGTCGGTCGGCGTAGACACGTCGGCCGAGCAGCTAAATTCCCTTGCCGATAGGCTCGATGCTGCTGCTGCTGTGTCCACGAACTTCGATAACGCCATTGAGCGCACTAGGCAATTGCTTACCGACGCAGCTGCTGCGTCTACCGCTGCTGCTGATGCTGTCGCTGCTGGAGAGAGCAAGTTCAAGCAGCTTGAGCGCGCCGCTACCAATGCGGCCAAGGAAGTAGACAAGGTTGGCAAGGCTGGCAAGGACACCACAGAGCTACAAGCGAAAGCTGCTGCTGCTGCTGCCGCCGTGCAGGCTGAAGCTACAGCTCTAGACAAGTTGAGAGCGGCAAGCAAGTCCGCAAGCGACGAGCAGAAACGCCTTGAAGGAACGCTAAAATCGCTTGAGAGTGCAGCCAACCAAAGCGCCAAGAGCGTCGCCAACGGTGGCGTGTCCGTCGACGCGTTGATGAAGTCAGGCAAGGCTGCGCTTGGCCCAATGGGTGGTCTGTTCGAGAAGGCAGAACTTCTCAAGGGCGCGTTCGCAGGAGGTGGCTGGCAGGCAATCCTAGCTGGTGGAGCTGTCGCTGCTGTTGCTGCGCTTGCTGCTGCGTTCGTTGCGTTGGGCGTTGGGCTGGTAAAGGCGTACTTCGGGCTCGCCAAACTGGCAGTTACAACGAACGTCAAGGCGATGAAGGCGCTCGATGAGATAGCGAAGAAGGCCGAAAAGGACTTCTCAAAGCTATTCTCAGGAGTTCGCGTCGACACGTTCATAGCTGCCTACAAGGATGTCGCAAGCCTACTAGACGAAAGCTCCAGCGCAGCGCAAGGCGTCAAGGCAATCCTGTCCACGATGCTGAATCCGTTGTTTGACAGCGCTGCCACCATCGGCCCCATCGTCAAGGAGTTCCTCCGAGGCATCGTTCTTGGTGCGTTGCTCGCTGCAATTGCTGCGGTACGGCTTCGAAACGCAATAGCTGAGGTCATTCCAGAAGGCATCTTTGCGAACGTCGACCTGCTGTCGTCTGCGCTAGACGCTGGGAAGTATGCGTTCTTCGCTGTAATTGCAGTGGTTGGACTGCTCACTGTTGCGTTCGGCGCGCTGCTAGTAGTGCTAGCGTTGGTTGTAATAGCAGGAATGCTGCCTGTTATAATGCTCGTCGCGCTTGCCGCTGCGTTCGCGTTCCTGGCATACGTCATCTACGACTCTATATCGTCAGGCCTTGCCATCATCGCAGACTTCGCAAGCTCTGCAGCCGATTACCTTGGCTCGCTAGCTGAAGCTGCGTATGAGGCAGGGGCAAACATCATCCAAGGCCTGCTTGATTCAATTGCGTCAGGGACTGGGATGGTGCTGGCAGCGCTGCAGAACCTAGGTGCCGGCGCCATGAACGCGCTCAAGTCGGCACTCGGAATCGCGAGCCCATCGAAGTTCGCACTTGAGTTCGGGCAGAACGTGACTGGAACGTTTGCAGACACAGTGGAGTCAGGTGCCGACGAAACCAACGCGGCGCTTGAGTCTATGGCAGAGCCTCCTGACATGCCGTCGAACCTATCCTCGCAGGCTGCAAGCGGACGGCAGGCAGCCTCGAGCCAGTCTACAAGCTCGGTGTCTATCACTGGTCCGTTCAATTTCTACGGGGTCCAGGGTGCCGAGGACGCTGAGTCCAGGTTCGAGGCAATGCTAACAAGGGCGCTAGAGGGCGATGTCCTGGCGCTAGGTGGAGAGGTGCCAGCATGACATCGCCAGCAACCGACCCAGGCCTCTACGATGTCATTGTGTTCGACGGCGGAGTGTCCCCTGGCATAGTCACATTGAGCGGCCACAAGCGCGAGCAGAAGCTAGATGTCAAGGACGCTGACGGTCAGAAGGGTGCAAGCACTAGCTGGAAGGGCGAGAAGGTAGGCAAGTTCACGGCAACGTTCGAGCTTGTCTACGACCCAATCGAAGGCATTGATGACTTCTCAGCCTGGGACATCTTCGTTGAAAAGCTATGGTCCACCGTGCCGCCGAAGTCTGGCGAAAAGCCTGTAGCTAAGGATATCTGGCACCCCGACCTGGAGCGAAATCACTATCGCTCAGTGATTTTGGACACCATGGGCGAGATGGTTCACACGAAGCCAGGATTAGCCAAGGTCTCGGTAGTGTTGAGCGAGTACTATCCGCCGAAACCTGCCAAGACAGGCGGCGCTAGCGGTAGCAAGAAAGGCGCTGAGGACCCGAACGATCCGCTAGTCAAGGCTCGTAAGGAGCTTGAGGACGTTATCAATGAGGGCAAGACGCCATGAGAATCGTCGTCAAGGGCTCTCCTCCAAGCATTGGGCCTCAGGCACCGGGCATGCCGTCAATACATGGTATTCTGCCAACAATCGTTGATGCAGAGATCTATGATGACTGCGGAACACCAATAACAGGCGTGGTTGGGCCAATCGACATTCACATATCTGGCGATCCAAACGAGCCAATCGTTGCTACTCTAAGGTGTCTGGTGACATCGCTGGACATCGAATGCGAGGAGAAGCCATGAGTACAGCAACACTAGCTGGCTCCTCATGCACGCGCGTTCGAGTCCACCTGCCTAGCTGGGGCCTGTGGTGGGCGGATTGCGAGCTTGACTCTGAGGCAGACCTCAGCGGCTCTGTGACGCTTGTCCTTGCCGACATGACGCTAGTTGGTGCGGTAATATCAGGAGGAGCGTGGCAGGGACGAAGCTCCTACCGCATCGTTGGAGGCGCTGGTGGATGGTGCCAGTCTATCCCAGCCAAGGCATACGTGAACGATGCCGGGGTCAAGATTTCTAAGGTAGCGCAGGACGCTGCTGAAGCTGTAGGCGAGACGCTTGCGGACGTTCCCACCGGCACGTGCGGCCTGGCGTTCGACCGGTTCGAGGGCCCAGCTTCTAACGTGTTACACTTGGTGGCGCCACAGTCCTGGTACGTTGGCGAGGACGGAGTTACTAGGTTCGGAGCGCGGGCTGCGTCTACCCTGTCGAGTTCATACGTTGTCGAGAGCGCGGACATAGCTGGTGGCTACCTGTCGCTGATGGCGGACTCGATTGCTGCTATCGTCCCAGGCGTGGTTGTGGAGTCGGTATCGGCCGTCGATGTCGTGCATACTCTGGACTCGTCGAAGCTGCGCTCTCAAATCTGGGGCTCTGCGTTCGGCTCCGTCACCAAACGGCTTGCCGCGTGGTCTCGCATTATCGAGCAGCTGCGCCCATTCGACCGGTATCGTGGGACGTGGGAGTATCGCGTTGTCTACCAGAACGGCGAGCGGCTAGACCTGCAGCCTGCAGCGTCCAGGTTCGGCCTTCCAGACCTGCGTTCCGTGCGCGTGCGACCTGGATTGGCAGGGTGTCGAGCTGATGTTACGCTAGGCTCGCTGGTGCTGGTCACGTTCGTCAATGCTGACCCGTCCAGGCCCGTGGTGATAGCGTTTGACGACCCTGATTCGGTAGGGTTCGAGGCTACTCGGATCGACCTCGCCGGCGACGAGGACACTGCCCCCATCGTGGACTTCGCTGGCAGGGTAGTCCGGTACGGCGATGTTATCTGCATGCCCACCGGCACGGCTGCCACGCCTATCCTGTATCAGGTGTCGGGAACGGCTGCGCTGACTCCTAGCCCAGTCCTTGTTGCGTCGAGGGTGCGAGCATGACAACCGACTTCGGCAAGGATTCGCTGTGCGTGAACGCTCTATATTCAGGGCGCTTCGCCACAGGTACGCGGCTGGTTGCGCAGCGACTATACCATGCCCTCACAACGCCTCGTGGGAGCCTTCGAGGTTCGGAAGCACACCTCTCATGGGGAGATGACCTGACGGAGCTTGTGGGAGCCAACGGAGGCAGGGACACCGAAGCTGCCATCCGAGCCAAGGTGTCGCGAGCCGCTGGCCTTGACGACCAGATCCGAAGCGTCGAAACCACAATCGTCAGCTCGCAGAACAGCATGGGAGCCCACACGCACGAGGTTACGGTTGTCGGTACCACGGCAACTGGACCGTTCAGGCTCGTGCTTGCCATATCCGAAGTGACGGTCGAACTAATAGGGATGAGTGCATGACAACGCTTGACGATCTCATCGTTCAAGAGACCAAGGACACCATCCTTGCAAGAGGCCTTGGCTTTGCTACAACGCTTGGTGTCCCTGTCACCTCGTGGCAGGTAGGCGACCCGACGGAAGCGCTGTTCCACTTCGTTGCTGAGATCCTCGAAACAGTCGAGGAAGTAGCTGCAAACTACACCAAGTCGGCGTTTCTGGACATAGCGGCCGAGGACTCGACGCTTTACGATTGGCTTGTAATAGTAGCGGATCAAGTCTACGGCTACACGGCAAGCGCGGCCACCTACTCGACGTGCACGGTGCGACTCACGAACGGAGGAGGAGGCCTATACGTATTCGACCCTGGCGACGTAACGGTCAAGGATAGCACTACTGGCACCACGTTCCACAATACGACAGGTGGGACTCTGGCTAGCGGCCCCGCAACTACGCTCGACCTGACGTTCGTGGCCGACACAGCAGGCACCGATGGTTCGTCTGGGATAGGCGACATCGATACCATGGTCACAACCTATCTAGGCGTGACATGCGCGAATACTACGGTTGCTCTTGGAGTGGACGCTGAGTCTGCTGCGAGCATCGTCGACGGTTGCCGCGCCAAGCTAGGCTCGCTTTCGCCTAACGGGCCTGCTGATGCCTACGCATACGTTGCCTTGAACTCCGAATTGACGACCTCAACGGTTGCCACGAAGGTGCGCGTGACTGGAGATTCGGCCACAGGCAACGTATCGATCGTTGTCGCAAGCGACGCTGGGACTGTAGGTGGAGGAGACCTGACGCTCATCCAGGCTGCCATTGATGAATGGGCCACCCCGCTGTGCGTGACGGCCACCGTTACGAGCGCTACCGGAGTTACCATCCCAGTCACCTACGAAATCTCAGCCTACACTTCGTGGGGGCTTACTGACGCTGAGGTAGAGCAGGCCGTAGAGGATTCTCTTGCTGCATGGTTCGCAGACCGCCCAATCGGTGGAGACATCATCCCGCCTGCAACAGTCGGCTTGATCCAGGTCAACATGCTTGAAGCAGCCATTCGAGAGACATCCAACAAAATCATCGCTGTTTCTGTGACTGCTCCTGCTACCTATACGACTCTAACCGCGTCACAGGTTGCAGTGCTTGGGACGTGTACTGCTACGATTGATTGGGTGGACGACCCATGAGTAACAAGTTCCGAGGACTATTCGAGAAGCTCCTGCCGTGGTGGCTGCAATCAGGGGATGGTGGAGCCGTATCGTATTCGCTCGGACTGATGCTAGACTTGTTTGCCGAGCGCATGCTGCTCAGCCTGAAGGCTCGCTTCCCTGACTATGCCCCGTCAGACGCTTTGACGCAGCTCAGCCGGGACAGGAAGATCGTTCGAGGTCGCAACGAAAGCGATGCAGCGTTCGCGGTCAGGCTCAAGCTATGGTTGGACTCCCACAGGATTCGAGGAAACCCGTTCGCACTGATGAAGCAGTTGCGCGCCTACTGTCAAACTGACCTTCTAATCAGGACTGTGGACAGGCGAGGGAATTGGTTCGAGATCGCGGCGGACGGGACGCAGACTGTTTACAGAGCCGTAGGTAACTTCGATTGGGATGGCACTGCAGCCACGTCGTGGTCGAGGTTCTGGGTCATTATCTACCCTAACGGTGGGACCGTACCGTGGGCTCCGTCAGGCGTTTTGGGAGCTACTAACCCGACGCTGTGGGGAACTGGAAAAGTGCTCGGCTCGGCAGGCAGGACCATAGGGACTACTGCGACATCATCGGACGTTGCAGCGGTTAGAACGATCTGCAAGCAGTGGAAGCCAGCGAATGCTATCTGCGAGTGGATTATCATCGCCTACGATGAGACGTTCTTTGCTCCTGCTGAGTCAGGCCCTGTAGGGTACTTCGGTAACTGGGGCCGCGAAGTCGCAGGAAACTACGTGCCGATCCGCTCGTGGACGGCTGCATATTGGAAGGGGCCGACATGAGTACGAACTACACTCCTGCAGCAACAGACCACGCTACCATACCAATCCCTGACGATGGGGACGACGCGGTAGCGCTTTCGTTTTCTCCTGCATACGAAGCTCTTGCGGACAACATCGAGTTTACGCGAGGGCAGTACAAGGAAGTGTCATTCAACATGTATGCCAGCGCTGCATACACGGCGCTGGTGGAAACGAACTCTCACACGTATGGGACTGGCGATTACAACATCAACTCCTCAGGGATAGCCGTTCGGACTGGCGATGTTATTGACATAAGCCTGAACTGCAATCTGGTGACAGGAGCTTCAATCACGCATGGTTACGTGAGGCTAGCTACCCAAATAGGGGCCGGAGCTGTAACTGCTATTGATGGTTCAGAGACAATATGCCAGGAGTCATTGAACGTCCCGTTGCACATGCGAGCTACCAAAGAGCTTGTGTTCATCGGAGGCCCGAGCACGGTGAAGGTTTGGGTTCAGGCACTAACAATTGCTGGATCTAACAACGTGACTGTGGACGGCCCATTCAACGCAACGATCTCGATACGGAGGGCGCTGTGACCAAGGCTGCCTACGACGCGACCATTAGTGCTACACTAGCAGGGCCGGCAGGTCCTGCTGGAGCGATGGGAGCCGTAGGACCAACCGGCCCCACTGGTCCAACCGGGCCTACAGGGCCGACTGGAGCGACAGGGGCTACAGGAAGCGTTGGTCCAACCGGGCCTACAGGGGCCACGGGCAGCGCTGGAGCCACAGGAGCAACGGGGCCTGACGTGTCATTGTATCCTGACTATTCAATACCTTACTGGAATGGTTCTGCGTGGACCTATCTAGAACTGGCCGTTGGGTTGTCGTTGGTCCTTAGGCACGATGGTTCAGCCCCATATTGGGAGGTTCTTTGATGGCATGGATCGACGGAATCTCTGGTAGCACAGGCCCCACCGGTCCCACTGGCCCTGCAGGACCTTATGGCCCAACAGGCCCGACAGGGGCAAGCCCGACAGGACCGACGGGCCCTACCGGAAGTGCTGGCGCTACGGGCCCCACTGGTCCCACCGGCCCCACTGGTTCTACGGGCCCCACCGGCGCTGGCCCTACCGCTGCTGCGTCAGTCATATTCTACGTATATAGCGGCGCGCTCGTAGCGTTGCAAGGGAGTGAGGGGCAAGTAGTCCTTGGAACCAACTACGAGACAAACAAGGACATCACATGGGGAGCCGAGCCATGACATGGCTTGACTCTATACTAGAGGGCAGCAACGTTGCCGGCCCGACTGGCCCGACAGGCGCCACAGGCCCGACAGGTCCGACGGGTCCCACAGGTGCCACAGGCCCGACAGGTCCGACGGGTCCCACAGGAGCTACAGGCCCGACAGGGGCCACCGGTAGCGCTGGAGCCACAGGAGCAACGGGGCCAGCGGGCCCTGACACTACTGGATGGGCAGCTGGGGACATGATCGGGACAAACGGTAGCGGCACTACAATTAGAATCCCTGGGGTTGCTGGCTCGACACATCTAAAGATCTCAAGTGGTACGCCCACCTGGACGGAGTTCTCATGAGCTTTATTAGCGGGATACTCAACAAGATTTACACGCAGCGCGATGGCAGGGTCCCAGTACTTGAGGATCCTGCAGGCAACGCTGTCAACGCGCAAGGAAACACGGCAGGCGCTCAGCTCGTGGACTTGGCTGGGTCGACAATCCCACTGCCAAGCGGAGCGGCCACAGAATCGACGCTGTCAACGCGCGCGTCAGAAGCCACGGTAGCCACGCTAGCGACTCAGGCAACGCTAGCAACGCGAGCCACCGAAGCCACGCAGCTTCTCGTCAAGACGGCTGCAGAATCGCTCGAGTCTGCGCTGGCGACTGATGACGCGGCGATGGGCACTCGCGAAGCATTACCTGCGGCTGGCATCTACTTGGCCGACCCGTCCGCCGACACCCTCGACAACGGCGACGCGGGGCGCGTGCTTCTGAACGCTCGTCGGATGCCGGTGGTCGACCTTGGCACCTTGATCGCAGGCGAGGACCAGACGCGAAACAACCTGCACACTACCCCAGGCGGTTCGTTTCTCGCCATTGCAACAGCGGGCACCAACACAGTCAAGACTGGCGCCGGGACGTTGTGCCGTATCATCGTGACCAAGGTGATTGCGAGCGGAACCATCAAAGTCTACGACAACACGGCAGGCAGCGGCACTGTTATCCTCAACACGTTCGGCTGTTCGGCTACCGAGCTGAACTCCAACGTGCCTCACGTCATCGAGATCCACGCCGACTTCGCGACTGGTTGCACGGTCGTTTCCGTTGAAAACGTCGAATTTACCGTAGTCTACAGGTGATATTATGGCAGTCACAGTTAGATCGATCGATACCGCAAAAGCGACTGTTGCCGTCACCTGGAGCGACGGAGAGCAGACTACACTTCATATGGCCGACGAGTTCCTGTTCGGCGCGAATGCTGCGAAACAGCTAGCGCGCGAACTGAAGCGAGTAGATAAAGACCGCACGAAGAACAAGGGACCGGCAACGACAGCTAGCGCAGTCAACACCGAGCTTGCGAAACCGGACGTGTGATATGGGTTCGCTCGTCGACACGGTCACGAACACGCAGGTCAATATAGACTATGCCCATCATGAGATCCATGATGGCGATGCCTTTTCGTGCACTTACGTTGCCACTGCTTCTGGCGTTGTAATCCACATCAAGACAGGCGCGAAGTACGCGCACATCAAGATTCTAGTCGAATGCGCAGTCGGCGTGGTCGGCGCGTTGTATGAGGACCCCACTTCGTCGAACGATGGGACTGGGCTAACCGAGGTGAATCGCAACCGCAATAGCGCGACATCTCCAACGGTTGCCGTATTCCACACTCCGACAACTTCGAACAATGGCACGCTATTGGAGTCATGGGCGAGCGGCAATTCTACCGGAGCAGCGAGGTTCGGCGGTGCGTCGCGCGCTGATGACGAATGGGTCCTCAAGCCGAACGAAAGCTACCTCAAAGTCATTACTCCTGACTCGAGCGCACGCGTGGCCGTGCGTTTGGATTGGTACGAGAAATCATGACGCGTTCATTCGCTACAGCAAGGTCGTTCGCAACAGCGCGATCGTTCGCTGCTGCTCGTTCGTTTGCATCAGCGAGAGGGCCGGACACCGCTCGCGTGTTTCGAGATGTGTCGTTCGACTATCAGCCTGGGTACAAGTTCGACCCGTTGGCGGCGGCCGGCATCGATGGCGGGTTTGGCTCGGCAACGAACTGGACGGCACCTGGAGTCTGGACGATCTCTGGTGGAGTGGCGTCTACAGGCCTTGGCGCTGCAAATAATTTGTACACTTCGGTGTCTCCGCTTGCTGTTGGGCACCTGTACCGACTGACCTATACCATTGTCACGCTGGACAGCGGGACATATCGCATATACTGCGGCGGCTCGGCTCCCGGCACCGTTCGCAACGCTGTCGGTACGTATAGCGAAATCATTCGATGCGTTGGCGATGGCATCGTCTATGTTGTCAATGGCAACAACACTGTAGGATCCATCGACAATATCATCATAGAGCCGCTTGAAAGCGTGGTCTATTCACTTCCGTCGTGGCTCGCTCATAGTTACTCTGGCGCTGGTATCACCTACGCTCTGTACTCGCAGATTGCAGCGGACCGTGTCATCTCCGGCTTGTCGGGGCCGCGCAGCAGGAACGTTGGTGCGGGATTCGGGCTGGCGATTGAAGCAACGCGAACGAATCTTTGCACGCAAAGCTCGACGTTCAACGGCGCGGCGTGGTCGGTGGTCGCTGGCGGCTCTTCCACGAACGACTCGACGGCGGCGCCAACGCTAGCGGTAACGGCAGACACGCTGACGTACACAGCCACCGCTGACTCTGGCAAGCGGCAGATTGGGATGCCAACGACACCTCACAACCAGTCGTTGCACATCAAAAAAGCGACCGGCTCGAAGATTACAATCGAGGAGACTACAGGGGCAAGCGAGACCTCATATGTTCCGCTGACGACGTGGCGGCGCGTGGACAGGAACTGCACGCCATCTGGTGCAGGCATCATACGCGTTGGCGGGACATCGACAGGGGAAGCTGGTGATTGCTACGTTTGGGGTGCTCAGGTCGAAGCCGCTCTGTACCCGTCGAGTCACATTCAAACCATTGCAGCGGCCGTTCAGCGTGCAGCCGAGAAGCTCACGATCTCGGACCTTGCCGGCTGCATCATGAACGGCTACTACGACCTCGGACTCAAGTTCGCCCCGCACTACGCGTCTACCGAGTATGCTTCCAATCACACGCTTTGGTACGCAGACGCTACGAACCAGGCCTACATTCGCGCTGCTGACGACGTGTTCGTGTTCGTTTGCGGCGGCGTCACCATCGAGTCCGCTGCGCAGACATGGGCACGAGAAGCTCAATTCGACGTTCGGCTCCGTCGGACTCCGACTGCGTGCGAACTCGTCGTCAACGGAGTCGCAAGCTCAGGAGCCGTCCAAGCAGCATGGTCGAGTCCGCCAGCCACCGCGACGCTACTGTCAGGCGCATCAGGCGCGGAGGAATGCGCGTCGCTAATTCGGTTCGACTGCCGCGTCCCAGTCTAGGAGACCACAATGATCGACTCCGTATTGCTTGCAGCAACCATCGTAGCAATAGTTAGAAAAGCGGCACCTGCCGTTGATGGAGCGTGGGTGTTGCTGGTCGCGGCAGGGGCAGCGATTGGAGCCGCGCTGATGCAGCACGCCCCTGATTGGAAGGCTGTTGGCATCAACGCTATTGTGGCTTGGATTGGTGCTGTGGGAGGCGTGTCGCTAGTCCAACGACTCATCGACCGTGCTACGTGGCCCGAAGCTCCAACGAGCCGGCAGAGCCCGCAGGCTAAGCGATGAGCCCGGTGGCAGTCAGAGGCAACGGCCGGCACCCTAGCCTGCCTGATGATGAGGGCGACCATGAGTGCATCATGCGGCACGAGATTGCCAACATGCGCTCGACAGAGGACGCCTTGCTTGAGGGGCAGGGCAGGATGTTGGGCGAGTTCATGGAGTTTCGCGCGCATCAAACGGCGTTCGGCGAGACACTCCGAGCGCTCGTCGTCAAGGTCGACTATCTCAGTCGAGACACAGACCGCTTGCAATCGCAGTCCGAGATAACCCAGGTTCAAACCCGCGAGGAGCTTATCGCTCGCGTTCGTGCTGCTGAGGAAGCCGCCAAGCGCTCCGTCCCGCCGGCTGGAATCAAGATCGAGATGGATCGCTCGACGCTAATCAAGATCGTGCTGGCAATCGTCGGAGCGTTCGCGGGCGGCGGCGGGTTAGTCAAGCTACTTGAGGTGATGAAGTGAATCGAATCGCGCTATTCGTAACCGTGTTCCTAGCCGCAGCCATCGTCGGCGCGTGCGTGCGCGGGTTGCCCTCGCGCCTAATTCAAGGCTCTGCCGACGCTTGCGTGCAGCGCGCTCGCGAGCTTGGTGACATGGAGCTTGAGATCGCGTGCCAGACTGCAAGCGACTTGAGCCCGCTCCTGGACTTGATTGCAGCTCGTAGGTATGGTATGAATGGCTGTGGAGGGAACGATGGGGGAGCCGACTGATACTATTCCCGCGCCGCCACCCGAGCCCGAGGAGGGCGAGGAGCTTCTCCCGATCCTAGACTGGTTGCGGTGCCCAGAGTTGAGGCCTGAGGATTCCTACGGAGGCGATGGTGGGCTATGAGCATCTGCCTGTGTATGATCGTCAAGGACGAGGCTAGCATCATCAGGAGATGTCTAGACTCAGCCAAAACGGTCATTGACTCATGGTGCATCGTCGATACTGGCTCCACCGATGGGACGCAGGGCATCATTCGCGAGCATATGGCTGGAATCCCTGGCGAACTGCACGAGCGACCTTGGGTAGACTTCGCTCACAATCGCTCTGAAGCTATCGAGCTTGCCAGGCCGTTGGCGGATTGGCTGTTGCTGCTCGATGCTGACGAAGTGCTCGAAGCATCATGCCCGTTCGAGCCTGTGGCCGATGAGATAGTCACTACGCATCTCCAGGCCGGTGGAGAGTTCGCGTTCCTTCGCACTACTTTTATTCGAGCGTCGTTGCCGTTTCGGTACGAAGGCGTCGTCCACGAAGCTGTTGTCTGCGACGAGCCTCATTCAGCCGGACAGTTGCATGGCTGGACGGTCACGTATCATCCAGATGGAGCTCGAAACGGAGACCCACAGAAGTACGAACGCGACATCGAAGTGCTTCGAACCGTGCTTGAAAAGGACCCCGCGAACGCGCGTTACAGGTTCTACTTCGCGCAATCGTTCCGCGATGCAGGCAGACCTTTTGAAGCTATCAATGAGTATCAAAATCGTGTGAAGCTAGGTGGATGGCAGGAGGAAGTCTGGTACTCGCTGTTCCAAATCGCCGTGCTTTTTGAACGTGTCGGCAGGGACCCGACGCAGAACTACCTTCGAGCGTTCCAATATCGTCCTTCAAGGCCTGAACCCATGGTCGAATTAGCTCGCTGGAATCGCGCCGCTGGAAACTTCGAGCTTTGCTACTGGTTTGCGAAGATTGCTGCCGAGATTCCTCGTACGAAGGATGGGCTATTCGTCGACACCTCATCACCTTGGCGAGCTCTCGACGAGCTTGCGCTTGGAGCGTATTACACTGGCCGCAAGGACGAGTTTGCTATCATCACTCAAAAGCTATTGAAGGTCTGCCCGGAACACGCTCGGCATAGAATCGAGCAGAACGCGACATACGCATGCCTCTAGTCTACGGCCTCGGCCTCATCCAAGACTTCGTCCTCGACTCCGATCCGCGGTATGGGTTCGAGATCGTCGACACCTACCCTGCTGAAGCCTACCTGAGCAAGCCGTACATCACCGGCGTCGACCAGGGTTCTGCGAACTCATGCGTGCTGCAAGCTATCATGCAGGCGTTCTTTCTACTGGGCAAGCCGCAGATGAGCGCGAACGCTGCCTACTACGCGGCTCGGATCGTGGGCGGCGGCGAGACCTCGCACGACGGTCGCATGCTTCGTGACGACGGTTGCAGGCCTCGCGACGCCTGGGCTGCACTGCTGCGACACGGATACCCGCTCGAGGAGAAGTGCCCGTCCGACCCGGAGTCTATTGACATCCCGCCCGATTGGGACTGCTGGCAAGAAGCGGCAGACGCAGATTGGGTGCGGGGTCGAAGGATTCTCGTGAACCGGACTAACGCCATCAAGCAGGCGATCTGTCGAGAGGAACCGGTCGTGGTCGGGCTCGCTGTGGACCAAGCGCTGCTTGACCTTGGTGGAGGCGTGTGGACGTTCAATGGGGCGTTGAAGGGTTGGCACATGCCAGTCGTAATCGGCTACAACGTTCTCGGCATCATTGTCGCTAATTCGTGGGGCGAGTCTTGGGGCAACCATGGCGAAGGTTGCATCTCGTGGGAGCAGGTCGAGTCGGAGTGGACCTCAGATATCAGCGTGCCGGAGGTCAAGTTGTGAAGCTGCATCTGACTCCGATCACAATATCAGACGCGAAGACATTCGTTGCCGATCACCATCGGCATCACCCAGCACCTACAGGCGCTATATTCGCCGTAGCAGTCTCGAATGAGTCAGGCGTGGTTGGCGTAGCTATAGTCGGTAGGCCTGTGGCTAGAATGTGCGATAACGGCTGGACGGCCGAAGTGATTCGCGTGGCTGTTTTGCCAGGCGTCCCGAACGCATGTTCTATGCTTTATGGCGCCGCATGGAGAGCGTGTCGAGCGTTGGGTTATGCGAGGCTCATCACGTATATTTTAGCCACCGAGCCTGGGACATCATTGGCAGCCGCAGGATTTCGCAAAGTAGCAGAAGTAAAGGCTGAGACTTGGCATAGGGAGTCTAGGCCTAGAGTTGACAAGACACCATTGCAAGGCAAATTTAGGTTCGAGAAGGTCGCATGAAACGAACTCTCCTACTTCTTTGGATGGTTGCCTGCACGCCGGCCACCTCGCCAGCGACAGGCTCAGCCTGCGAGCGCGCGTGTTCGACGCTCGCGGAGCTTGGCTGTCCCGAGGGCCAGCCGACGCCTCGCGGGAAGCCTTGCCTCGAGGTATGCCATCAGCAAGCGCCGCTGCTCCGCGTCGACTGTGTCGCAGAGGCGGATACGGTTGAGGACGTAAGGCAGTGCTCGGTTAGGTGCGTCGCACCCTGAGTTCCGGGTGCCTGGCGATCCACCGTTGCATCGTGCGCAGCCCCACCCCAAGCGCTTCAGCTGCCCCTGCCTGAGTCCCAGCTTGAGCTAGCTCGATGGCGATGCGCGCGATTGCGTCCTCGCGCAGGCCATAGTCACCGGATTTGAGCATCGCTCCGAGGGCGATACCAATAGGGGAGCCGGCGCTCATGATACTCGCTCCCCACCACACCATCTGTCCCATGCGTTTTGCAAGGCCACGCGCACGTCATCGCGATCTACGCCAGAACACCAAACGCTGTCGGCGCCATGAGTGTCGTGCGTGATCGTGATGTCTGCTCCAGGGAATTCCTCGGACATAGCCGAGTACAGCAGAGCAACGTAGCTTTCCACGTCGTCAGCGGACGGCATCTCATCGCCCCAGCCGTCATTGTTGAGCGAGATCTGAATCATGACAGCATTACCCACTACGGTGCTTTGGATCGCTGCCTTCGGATGATCTGGACAGCTCATACATTCGCCATCGACAAGCCCTTCAGACTCGACTTCGTTTCCGCATTCTTCGCAGCAATATACGATCTTCATTGGACCCTCCTACGTCAAAAGCCCCGGCCCACCGAAGGGTGCGGGGCTTGGCTGAGCGAGTGGTACTACATAGACGACACGTCGAGCGCCTTGCAGAGTGCCACGTATGCGTCGTGTTGAGGCATTTCTAGCCCTTGCGACCGTGCGATGCGCACGCTGTCGTATACGTAGTCTTGGATCGTGACGCCTTGCTCGGCTGCCTCGGCCGTGATGGCCTGCTCGTTATCCAGTCCAAACACAGAGATGAACAGTTCGTTCGTTGTCATTGTCATACCCTCCTAACTCAAAAGCCCCAGGCTTTCGCTCTGGGGCATCTCCTCACCATTCCGTCTCTCTTATCGCTCTCGCCATCTCGTCGCAGTCATCCTTTCCCCATCCCCACCTCGTCGCCATCTCTGCCACCATCTTGACTGCCTCCCTCTTGCTTCCCGTCACTTCCTTCACCATCTCAACCATCTTGTTCGCTTGTTCGTTGCTCATGATCTATATATACGCCTTCGAAGGCGCATGCGCAACCATAAATCGACAGGTCGACAATTTTTTCTGAAGTGCTATGATATAAGCCATGAACGAACGAATCAATAACGTTCGCGCCCGTATGGTAGCGCTAGCGCGCGATTGCATCGGCTGGGACTGCGGAGACCCATATACGCGGCCTGATTTTGAGCGGCTCATTGGTCCTGCCCCAACTGGAGCGCGGTGGCCGCTCGACCTGCCATACCTCAACGAACCGCACGGACGGCCGAATGGGATGTCTACCTGCGCGATGGTAGCGATGGGTCTGCTGCGCCGGCTTGGCCCCGGCTCTGACGCTGTGATGGCTCCCTACAAGCCTGGCGACGGCCTCGATGTCGCGATCCAGTTCGCCAAGGAGTGCGGTGCTTGGCAGATGCCGGTCGTCGGAGCGGACTTGCGTCCAGAGCCTGGGGATATCGTCCAGCTTGTGGGGCCGATGCACGCCTTGGTTTGCGTGGATTGGGACGGAGACATGCTCGTCAGCGTGGACGGCGGGCAGGTTGGCAAGACCGGATTGCAGGCTATCAAGGAGCGGCGCCGACCATGGGAGCTGCGAGGCGGCGTACCGTGGCTTGGCGGGCGGCGTGTCGATGGGTGGATCGCGCTGGACTTGCTTAGGTGGACTGCTTGACCTTGCGCACAACGAACTCCACCTTGATATCGGCCACCACGTACTGCGTGACACCGCCGTTATCGTCCTCTACGCACACAATTAGCGGCTCGTCTCGCCATGGCCCTAGTATCCTTCGAGCAAACCATTCGGCTGCCTTGTGGGATTTCTTGACTGGCGCATCGTCTGCAAAACGTTGGCAGCCTCTTCTGTGCTCCCAGACTTTCATGTATCCACCTTTATCGCTAGAATAGCTCGAAGCTGCTCGTCGGATAGTCTGCGCACGTTGCACCCTAGTGCTACGAGATGGCGACTTGCCTGTGCCATCAACTCGTCTCTGTCTAGTTGAGCCCGCAAGAACATCATGCGGCTCGAAGTGTGAGAGTATCGTTGCTGCCCAGTGTCCTTGTCGTACTGCATGCCGTGGTCTGTCGTTATCCAGCGCCGGCCCACCTTGACGATGGTCCGTTGCGTTTGATTCCCGCTCCACGTGCACCTCGTCCAACATGTGTCGCCTACTTGCCAGGTCATTGCACCACCCAATCCTCCCCCGCGTAGGTCCAGAACTCCCCCACGTAGCTACAGAACTCGCCCGCGTGCATCGAGCGAACCCATTTGGGCCACTCGGGATGCTCGTCGAGCCGCTTGCAATGGGTCCTGCCGCCCTTGTCGAGCGCGAGAACACGAACGGCCTCGGCGGGCAGGCAATCGACGATAAAGGGGGAATGCGTCGAGCACACTACCTGCAACTGAGGATGTTCGTCCAAGGCGGCCCGCAAGTCGTCCATGAGCCTTCTTTGAGACTTAGGATGCAGGTTGCCTTCGATCCTGTCCGCGATAACCAAATCGGAGCACTCGCACATTTGCATGATGGCTTCCCGAGTCGGATCGCCGAACCGAGGCGTTCCTGGAAAGGCCAGTTGGATGCCATAAAGGATCGCCGTCTTGCCCGAGCCGTTCTCTCCAACGAAGCACGTGATTCGAGACTTGCAGTCAAGCTCCACGCGCATTTCAGGGAAGAATCCGACTCCTTTGATGTCAACGTGCTCTATCATGGCTCCTCGTCCGGCAATGTTTGGATGGCTCGAATGGCGTCCGCGCCAGAAATTGGCTTTGTGAAGTCGCTTTTCGACAGGCGTCCCGACCAAACGACCAGCAGGTTGAATCCCCGCCAGGCAACGCGGCAGGCGTGCGGGCCCGAATGCCCTTCAGGCAACTCGCATTCGACACTGTAATAGGGCTCCTCTGTCATCTCGGCACACGCGCGGCAATTCATGGGCAGGCCTCCTCTTCGTCGTCCTTAGGCCGAAGCACGATGCGACTTTCGTCCGTAAAATACGCCACCGGCACGGCCTTTTCGATCCAGGCGTCCAGGAAGGTCTGCAACTCGGCGTAGTGCGCATAGGAGATTTGCTCCGACGCCTCCTCGAACCATCGTTCCCGAACGGCGTCCCACAATTCCCTGGCGTTATCCTTGGACATTTCCTTTCTTTTCCGCGAAGCAAGTATCCACTCAAGCAGCCGCTTGGTCGTCTTGTCCCCGTCGAATTCCGTCTTTCCCCCAGCGAACTTGCTGGCGAAGTAATGCCAGCTCTCGTCCTTACCCAAAAAGAACTCGCGGAAGTCCTTGCAGGCATGCGCCGACCAGCGATAGCAGAATGCCCCGAAGTCCGAGTCGGACATGAAGAAACCGTCCGACGTGAGCAGCACGACGGCCCAGTTGCTGTGGGTCTCGCCGTGTAGGTCGTATCGGTGGATGGGGTTCATAGCTTCAACTCCCCAGCGTTGATATGCTTACGGATGATGTCGCAGCACTGCTGTCTAGTGGCATAGGCGGCGGCATAGTCGGCGGCATAGGCGGCGGCATAGGCGGCATCGGCGGCGGCATAGGCGGCATCGGCGGCATCGGCGGCGGCAAGAACCTGAACCACATCCTCCTCTCCGCGCAGCCACGCCTCGGCTTCCTCTATCGCGAGACGAGGTCTATCATCACCCATAGGCACAAGGTGCAGCACCAGCCGCGCGCATTCGCATGCTATAACCACGCAAGCGCGCTGGCCTATGTCTGCCCGCTTTGCCAGCCACAGCATCCAGTCGGACCGCTCGCACTCAGCCCAGGCCTGTGCGCTGCTGCGGTCGCCGACCCATTCGATGGATTCGGAGCAGGCTTTTAGTTCGATCAGTCGTTCGCGGAATGTCATCTCACTACCCCTCGGCCCGAGCAGTACGAGCACATCCAGTGTTCCGGCCCGCCTCCACTGCCACCGCACGCAGGACACTCCAACTCCTCCACTGGTTCGTCGTCTGGAGGAAGCTCGATGTCATGTCCAAAGTCATCATCTTCGTCATCGTCTTCCATGATGCCTCAGTACTTGTCAGGGTCGGGGCCACGGTCGTATTCTGGAGGTAGGTCGCCAACGTCCTTGTTGAGCTTGACTCGCTTGCCATCCTGCACTGGTGGCTTGACTTCTGCTGGCATCCCCACCGTATCGATAACATCGCCATCGTCTACAGTGAGGGCTCCATTTGTCAACATGGCATAGATCGCTGCAAACATTTTGCGCTCGGCTTTGCCCAGAATTGCGTCAACGCCCATGCCTGAGTTGACCCTCACCGCTATGCGTGTGTCCTCGCCAGTTTCCTTGTTGATGCCGCGCACCAGCTCGCACGGCTTCCCGTTCAGCAACCAAGACGCGCGCATGCTTACTAGCGCTCCCTTGTCGCCGACCATCTGGGGGACTTGTGGGGTCAACGTCAGCCCGCTGAGTCCAGGCCAGTCATTGACCATCCGCTTGAGCGCGTTCTTGGCGAGATAGCATCGGCCTGAGATAATGTTGATCTCGTTGTTGATCGGGCTAGCACCCTTGATCATTCCTTCAATCATGCAGTTTCGCACCACATCGATCGGATAGCCGCCTTCCTTGTCCTTGTCCGTGACGAACCCTAGCGGGGAGCCCTGGAGCGGCATGAATATTCGCTCTACCAAAGCATCAGGCAGTGCACGCTTCATCGCCTCAATACCAGCCGCCAGTGACACAGCGCGCTTGAGTGCTGGCAGCCCTGCTATTGCTGAGGCGCTGCACTTCTGAATCGCGCTCTCGATAGTACTTGTTGCGTCATCAATTGCTTTTACCATCGCATCGCTTGCCATTACACTGACCTCTTTACTTGTAGCTTATGACTGATTGTCGTTTCGATTGCCCCCGCAGCCTCAAGCGCCTCGACGAACGCTTTTGCTTGCGAGGCCTTTGCTCCGCGAGGAGCACTGTCTGCAACGTGGCACTTTGCCTTGGTCAAGGAAACGGATAGGACATCGGCTAGAGCTTCGTACTTGAAACCGAAGCCTTCCAGTACTGGCAATGCCTTCATCGCCAGGACTTGCTTGCGCTCCACTGACTCAAGGACTATTTTCGCGTCGTCTGCCTGGATTGCCCCACGCGCAACTACGCGAGCCTTGATGGCGTCCTGCACGGCTTCCGCCATGCGTCCTACTCGACGAGCTTGCTCTAGCAGGTCTACGATTTGCTTCGGTGTCATGGCGTCCAAAGCAGCCTGGTCTGGTGTCGTGCCAATGATGCCAGCGATGTCCCTGCGAGCGAGCGCGTTGGCAGCTGGGCACTCATGAGAGCGAGGGCAGTATTCGCACTGTGGCCCGGGATGGTAGGAGCCGTCGTGGTCTATGACTCGTTGAATGATAGACTGCTCCCACGCAACCATCTGGTCGCGCGACATCGTGTATCGTTCAACCTCTCCAGTGCGCACCCATGCGATGGTTGCTACTGCGCGGTCCACCGTGCTATTGTTGCTGAGTGCAAGCCAGCAGTACCCAAGCATCTGCTGCTTGTAGCTTGGGTCCTTGCGGCTAGTCTTCCAGTCTAGAATGTTTGCGTCGCCGTTCAGCGAAATAACATCGACGTGGCCCGTCAGCGCATACTCGCCCCCAAGAAAACAGCCCATCTCTTGCTCTGCAATTGCGTCGGGATAGCCATCCTTGAGTTTAGCCCACATCTTCGCGCCTTGAGCCACGAGCACGCGCAGTTCCGTGAGGTCGGCACCGAAGTATGTGGAAGCATTCTGCACTAGCGAAAACGGGTCCTCTCCCTCAACCATTCTAGCGAACACCCAATGAGCAGCCGTGCCCATAGCGGCTGCAGTCTCATCGCCTCGTACTGGCACGACAGGAGGCACTGAAGCCATTGGGCAGGACCACAGCAGGTCAAGTTTAGATGCTCTCATGCTACGCCCACCGGGCTGTAGCTGGGCCTTGTTGCCGATCGCTCAGCACGCAGCGCATCGATGCACGATAGCGCGCAGGCAGGGCAGAAGTGTCTTGCGGCGCCTGTGTGCAGCGGCACGAGCACCCAAGCCATCGACCGCAGAGCGGCCTGCGTGTCTGTTGGGAGGCCTTCGACGATAGCCTCCTCCTCGCATAGCGAGCATCGGACTCTCATGAAGTAGTCGATCATGACATCTATCCTTTATAGTGCTTGCAGTGCACTTTCAGAAATAGCCCCAACGACACCATCAGCACCCATGGGTCCACACGCCATGAGCACCATTGGTGGACTGCCCCGCATGGACAACGGAGGCTTGGCACCATCTCATGGGCAAGCATTATCGTCCTGCCCCCCAATTTCTGCGATGTCAAGCAACTGCCTTAGCCGCTCCTCGTCGCAGGACATGAACGCAGCATCAACAGCCGTGTCCCATGCCTCCAGCATCTGCTTCTCGAGCGACATCGGATTCGACTTGTCGATAACACCTTTTATAAGCATCGGATGACTCCTATTTCGCAATGTTCTAGGATGAAGTTTGGGCCAAGCGTGCCCTTGGTTTCCGGCGTAAGTCGCGGCGTTCCCGGTGGAAACGCCAGACGAAACACCAACGCCTCGTCGCCTGGACGCATGGCAGCCTGGATTCGATTCTGTGGCACGTGAATGCCGTACAAATCCGACATCGCTTCGGCGGTTTCGGCGTAGCCTACCGTGGATGTGAACGGCCCCGCTCGCAACCACTCAGCCGCTTGTGCGTGAGTAAGTGGCTCGTATTGAAACAAGCCGAACGAGGTCAAAACTGCGCTGTTTAGTATGTACCGCATTTTCTATTCTCCTTCGACGCCAATCGAGCGCACCGCCACGCGGCACGCATACTTCGCCACAGTCGCGACCAGAATCCAGTCGCGCCGCGCACATAGGCGCATTCATGCATCATTATTTCTGCTGGAACATTGTGTTTCATTGAGCCACCTTCGCGGACAATTTGCCCGCCAATTTGATTGCAGCGTCGAGTCGCGGGCACGAAAGCCCGCGCAAGTCTACGTCTGCGCCAATTCGCCGAAGCTCGCGATTCAGCGACCGGAAGCCATCGACCGGCCGCATGTAGCGCATTAGCGGCGCTAGCTCGCGCGCGACGGCAACGGCGGCCTGCTCTCGCGCCCAGCGGCCGATATCGTCGCCGTGCTCGGCGCGGATCGCGCGAATAGCGGCGTGGATCTGAGCCGCTTCGATTCGCGAACACAAGTGCTCGTTTTGGAGCCGATCTAGGCTCCAGCCCTCGGCGATGGCTCGAGTCCTCGGCGTGGCCGGGACGAGCCAATACAGATCGTCCCGCTCCCGAAGTTCCCATCCCTGGAAGCGGGCGATTTTTGCCGCCAATCGCGGCATATACTCGGCTGCACACAGCCGGCCTCCGCGATAGGCACGGATCTCCGCGCGCAGTTCGCCGAGTTTGCGCGCCTTGTGGTAGAGCGGCAGCCCGGTTCCGTCGGCGGGCGTGCGAAGCCATTGGCGCCACTCTCCGAGTGTCGTGCCGCGGAAGCCATCGGTGAGCCGAGGGTCTTCGGCGACGGCCAGCCGCAGGCGTGCGGTGCGATCCGCGCGCCTCATAGCCGACCCCATCGGTCCCCGATCTCGGGGCGCTTGTTGGCGCGCAGGAATGCGCGCAGCCATTTCGCACAAACTTGGGGCGGCTGTTTGTCGCCGGCCCCGAAGAATTGAGCCACCGACCCGTCAGGGCGTAGCTCGATCGTTGCTCTGGCCCCTCGGATATCGAGGGCCAGAATACTCGACTGGCCGCGCTCCACTGCGGAGGCATAGCCTCCGACGCAGTGACCCATCTCGCTGCCCTCTCGGACGAGGTCCGCCGGGGTGAGCAGCCAGCTGGCGGCGCTGCACGCGCGCCCCTGGAGCAGACGCCAGCTCGGAGCTGGTGCCAAAATCCGTTGATCCCGGCTCTCACGCTCCAACCAGGCCGCTCCGAACCGCTGGGCGGCGGCCTCGAAAGCCGCGCTCACGCCCGTGCGGGGGCCTCTGACGAGGTCGCAGTCCTGGACCTCGTCGAGTTTGTCCGCCCAACGGGCGCGGACGATCTGCCCGGCCGGGCCGGGGTATGTCCGCTCGCGGCGCAGCGCTTCGCCCTCGATGGGGTCAGCGCTGACGCGAATAGCCCAGCGGGCCAGGACCCACGAGCGCATGACTGGCACTCCTGCGCGGCAGCAAAGCCAGCGCAGCGGCGACTCGGCCGGAGCCTCCGTCAGCCACGCATGCGCCTCGGCACGCGTGAAATCGGCGGACGAGTCCGCCATCTTTGCGACCTCACGAGGTGCTTTGCCCCGTCGGATCGCTTTAGCCTGTTCCAGCGAACAGGCCGGGAACTCCGGAGCCAGCCAATCGGCCAGCGTCGGATCCGGTGCGCGCCCCCTGCGCGCTTGAACTTTCATTTGGCTCATGACTTATGATGATAGCACCTATTGTGATGGCGTCAACCTTTCTTTTCAGAAAAGCGCGCTTGACATATGCGCTGGCAATTAGTACTATGCCCAACATGGATCCGGGGACAAAGCTGCGGGAATTTCGCCTTGGACTTGGCCTTTCGCAACGACGAGCGGCTAAACAGTTGAGGGTTTCCAATACGTTGCTGGGCCAATGGGAGCTTGGCAGCGCTGTTCCGACCGCGCTCTACCGGGCAGCGATCGCTCGTTGGACGGGCGGTCGTGTTGGTGAAAGTGAGTGGGGATTGACCCCTCAGGAGGCAGCTGCTTCAGCTTTGTTGGCTGAGGTAGGACCGGCGACAAAATAGAAAACGGCCCGGTCTGCGCTAACAGCCGGGCCAAGGAGGGAGGGTTGACATGCGCAACATAAGGGGAGATTCGCGAGTCGTCAAGAGCCTTCGTTGCTCGCTCTGCCATGGCGTCGGAGCACTGCGCATCGAGGAGGGCTATGACTGCGATGTGATTTGTGGGCAATGTCGCGGACGAGGCTCCGTGGCAAACCCGTTCGTGGCGTGGAAAGTAAGACTGGAAAAGGAGCAGAGCAGTGATCGATGTCAATAAGTACCTAGTGTCAGAAGTGGAGCAAGCGGCCGCGAAGGCGGAATATGAAGCCGCAAAGGCCAATCTCGACGCCATCGAGATCCGGCGCGAGCGTGTGACTAAGATCGTGCGGGAATGCTCAGGTGTCATCTCTGAGGAAGCCATCATAGCTGCTCTCGACACCGAGTTTGGCAGCACGTCCGAGCCCGAGCCTCCCACCGTAGACGCTCCTAAGCCGGCAAGGAAGGCACCTGTAGCTCGTCGCGCTCGTGCCAGCGCAGATGAAATGGAGGAGCGCAAGCAGGCCGTCCTCGCACAGATTCACGCTGGAGTGCAGTCGATCAAGCAGATGGCTGAGAACACCGGCATCCCGTACCAGAACGTCCAGAACGTGCTCAAAAAACTCAAGGACGGCGGCTGTATCGAAAGCGATCCTTGGAGGGTTCTGTAGGTTGGAGGAGGGTGGACGATGAGCGAAGCTGACAAGACGGAAACAGGCATAGTCAAGTTCGACAACGACGAGTTCCGTATGCGCGATGTCGATGTGGCCCGTCGACTGGAGTTCAAGGAACCAAGAGCTATCCGAAAGCTCATTAAGCGACACAAGTTGGAACTGCAAGAGTTTGGGGATCTACCCATGCGGGACACCGTGTCCCGCATCGAGAAAACAGGCGCAATTCGCGGGATCGAGGAGCGCAAGTATTACGAGTACTGGCTCAACAAGGACCAGATCACTCTAATCTCTGTACTGAGCGAGCAACCCAACGGGACCAAGCTGGCTGTAGCTATCATCAAGGACATCAATGCTCTAACCGCCAAGGTCAAGGAGCTTGAGCAACAGCTTGCGGGGCACATCGTTCACATCCCAATGGTGTCCAGGTTCCTCCTGGAGTCCGCAAAGGATTGGGAACTGCTCTGGGCAACGGATGTTCGAGAGGCTGTCGGACGCGTCTATGGCTGGAAGATCAAGGACACGAAGTTCCCTGTGTACATGGGGAACATCATCGGGAAGATCTATGACATCGTCATCGGCAAGGAATTGATGGACGAGGCAAGGAAACGCCAGGATGAGTCTGGCGGCCACGACAGCGCTCTCCTGCATCAATTCTTTACTGATGAGATGCGCGAACTATTCAAGCGCAAGCTGGACACCGTGTGGGGCATCGCAAAGCTGTCCAGGGATCCTAACGAGTTCTGGGGCCAAATGTGCCACGTGTTCAAGCAAGACGCGATGCAGATGGTGCTGTTCGACGCGCCAGGATTCTGCACTAAATGCGGAGCACCGTCCCAGCCAGATTGGAAGGTGTGCGCATATTGCGGCAAGTCTACGAAGTCCAAGAGGGCACAATGATCCACGCACGCAACCTACCCGACAAGGCCCTTATTTTAACCATCAGAGCCGAGGACGCCCAGAAAGTCGCTCGCGCTCTATCATCATTGCTGGGCGAACTGGATGGCGAAGTCGAGCGAGTCATTGATGGGCAGCTCGTTCGCATCGTCAAGCTGGGGCCTCCTCCTGCTCCTCCTGCTGAGGCTCACATCCCAATCTGTGGCGAGCTTGGGGAGAGGTCATGATGACGGCGCTGGTGGCTGTGCTGGGCTACGCCGCGCTGATTGCGTTGCTGGCATACGTATCGTGGAGGGTGGACCCATGAGGACAACAATCAAGCTAGACATCTATATAGACGACAAGCTGCATTGTAGCGACAAGTGTAGGTGGCTGTACTGTACCTACGATCTGGAGTGCATGTGTACGCTGTTCGACCGCCCGACCGAACGTGACTCCGACGGCAGGTACAAGAGATGCCAGAAGTGCCGGAAGGCGGGACTGTGAGCTACAGCGTTTCGCTTCGCGATGACACGGACCTCGACCCATCGATATCCAAGGCGATGCGCTGGCTCGTCGGTGGGCCTCATGGGCTCGTAGGGTGGTTCGTGGACGAGGCTACTGCAAAGTATGTCGCCGCGATGCTGAACGGTGCTGCTGAGCCTACTACCAAGCAGCTCGGACTGTTTGGGGAGGGATGACGATGTCGAATCTTCGATGCCCCTGGTGTGCCTGGTCCGTGCCTGATGGCGACCCATTGCCCGAGCACTGCATGCTGGTCCACTGGGAGGGCTACCATCACAGGGACTGGACGGTCGTCCGCAATATCATCGTGTCAATAGTCTGTACTCCTATGAGTATAGACTCCGACGATGGGGATGGCGATTGAGCTTGGTCTTGTGCGCGTTGGTGTTCGTGTGGGTGGCGTTCTGCCTTTGGGAGGCGAGGGACTAAGATGGCGTATCGCAAGGTGGACTGCAGGGTATGGGCTGATGCTAAGTTCGCCAGGCTGTCTGACGAGGCGAAGCTACTGTGGTTCTACTTGATGACTTGCCCCGAAACGACAAGCCTGCCTGGGGTCATAGTGGCGGGCCCAGCTGGGATGGCTGAGGCGCTCGGATGGGACCTGAAAGGGTTTGGCAAAGGGTTTGGGGAACTGTTTAGGGAAGGGTTAGCCAAAGCCTCCTGGCAACCCCCCCGGAACGGTTCCGAGGTGGCTTTCGGGAAGGGTCGTTTGGTGTGGCTTCCGAACGCTTGGAAGTACAATCGGCCTGAGAACCCGAACGTGGTTTTGGGGTGGGGAAAGCACTGGGACGTAGTGCCCGAGTGTCCACTGAAAGATGAGATATATCAAGTGCTTGAATCCTTTACCAAAGGGTTAGGCAAAGGGTTTGCGGAAGCCTTTCGAAAGGGTTGCCCAAAGGGTTCCCCAAACGGTTTGGCAAATCAGGATCCGGATCCGGAGCAGGAACAGGAACCATTTCAGAGAGAGATACACGATGCCGCAAGCGGCCCGTGTGACCCCATCCCTGCCGAGCCTGTGACACCCAAACGGACCCGAGCTGCCAAGCCAGAGAAGCCAGCACCCGAGCCCACCGGTTTCGTCCAGGTTCGTGACTGCTGGTTCCAGGTGTTCGAATCTAACCGTGGCTGCAAGCCTGCCTTCGATGCCCGTGATGGTAAGGCTATCAATACATTGCTCGCAAAGCTCGGAGAGCAGAGAGCGTGCGAGGCCATCCGCAATGCTTTCACGGACTCGTGGTGGGCTGCCAATAGAGCCTCGTTGCCAGACCTTGCAAGCAACCCTAACCCGCACCTAGGTGCCAAGCCTCGCATCAACGGCAAGCAAGGCCTCCTGCAGCCGTCCGCAGGCAAGCAATGGGGCGAAACTGCGCAAGCTCCAACGGAAGCCGAGTGGTCGGAGTTCGAAAAGAAAGGCCTGTTCTGATGACTTTTGACATCGAAGAAGTGTTCGGCACTGGCCCATGGGCGTGCCACTGTGGAGAGCTTATAGACTGGCCTGGAGCCTGCGATAGGTGCGCAGCGAAGTGGCAGCGTCAGCGCGAGGGCGAGGAGGCTCAGGCAGCCTTGAGCACCATTCCTGACCGCTTCGTGTGGGCGAAGTTCTCAGCTCCTGAGTTTGCCGTCCGAGTCAACCCGCTCCAGTCGAGGGCCGCACGGCTTGGCTTCCACGACTTGCTGCAGCCTGACAGGGCGAAGGATTCGATGGTGATATGCGGAGAGTCAGGAGCAGGCAAGACGACAATCGCTGTTGCTCTCATGCACCAGCTTGTTTCGAAGCTCCCTGATATTGGCATCAGAGCTCGGTTTGCCTCAGCCATCGAACTGGGAAAGTCCAGGGTCGAGTGTCAGTACGGAAGCAGGCCGCAGATCGTCGAGATGTGCAACCGCGCTTCGATTCTGTTTCTGGACGATCTCGGAGCAGAATCGGCTAGCAATAAAGACCCTATCGTCGAGGTCATACAGGCTCGCCACGATGCGAACAAGGTCACTGTGTACACGACCTGGCAAACCCGGCCGCAGATAGCACAGCGATATGGTGGAGGAGTGGAACGGCGCATATACGAGCGAGGCATAGTGATTGATGTCGCAAAGTACGAGCCTGGATACAAGCCGCTCGGAGGAGAGCCGCTTCGCAACGCGAAAGGAGAGATCGCATGAGATGCCGAATCCTCCCAGGCTTCCGTGGCGTCATGACCAAGCAATACGCGCCCAAGGTCATCTACTGGCCCGATGCGGTAGAGGTAGTGATACCAGGCCTCAAGCTCCACAGCTTGAACTGGATGCTCGCCGGCATCTCGGAAGGCTCAAGACGCATGAGGCACGCAGCGGCCAAACATCAGCGCGCTGTCACGACGCTCGTGCTGAGGTCGGAACTCGGTGGGCCTGCTGGAACTAGCTGCCGCGTCACTATCACTAGACTCAGTCCTGGAACGCTCGACGATGACGCGCTGCCGGCAAGCGCCAAGCATGTTCGCGATGGCGTGGCAGACTGGCTCGGAGTGGACGACCGTGACCCGCACGTCGAGTGGCGATACGCACAGCAGACCGCTCCACCACGTTCGTGCGGCGTATCGATACGCATCCAGTGGCTGCGCAACACCGCTCCTCGAACGCTTCCAGGGGTTGCATGAGCAAGCGCAAGGCTTCGCCTAGAATCGATTGCAAGACCTCGGACGGGTCGAAGTCCAATCCTGACTCCAAAACGATTCCTGGGGCAACGTCGGGGCAGCGTGAGCCTACTCCGCGTCACATCGCAGTTGGAGACCGCCTGGTCGAAGCTCGCGAGGACATGTTCGTATGCGCCGTCTGTAGCAATAGGTTCGTTATTGATTGGGACACTGCTTGGGTTGACTGTCTATACGCATGGTTGGAGCAACACGGGGGAAACTGTTATGCGTCTGCCACCGTATTGGGTCGTTAGAAAGCTCGTGCTGGTTTGCCTCGATTGCGGTGCCGACCACACTCCAGTCGAGACAGCGAGAGGACCGGAGATTAGGCAGCGATGCCCATCCTGCTATGCTGCCCACAGAAGGCTAATAGCGGCTCGTGCTGCGCAGGCTAGGCCATCAGTGCCGAAACCTCGCAGGGACACAAGGGAGCGCGACGAAGGTACTGATAGTGATAGCGCTCTTATTGATATCAAGACCGTCGTTGCTCGTGCTGATGAGAGACACGATTGCGCTCGACGGGGAGAGTGCCTGACAGGCGCATGTCAACGAGGTCTGCGAGTACTGCCTTGTGCGACATGTAGTGACTACCAACGCGAAGAGTATGAACCTGTGTTGGCCGTTGGGTGGTTGTGGTGAACTTTAGCATGGGTAAGCAATGACCCTGTTGCGTAAAAGTACTGAACACGGACTTGCGCAAATGGAGACATTCGTGAACTGCAGTTCGCTGTACTTACATGTGTGCATAGACCATCGCATATGCACAAGCGCTGTTTGCTACGATAAAAGAAGGGGGTATTTAGTGACCCCCTTCAAATTCTGGAG